AACATCACGCGTTGGGACGATCTCCCATACATTATTCGCCTTCGTTGGCGGGACAAGCACTGGTTCGAGGCTAACCACCCCGAGCTGATTCCCAAACTTACGTGGGAAAAGTCCCCTTCGGATCGCTCTCTCCAGATCTTCAAGTCCCTCGCTCTAACGAATGACGTGGGAACGGGCTCGCAGTTCGCCTATTTAGGCGCTGCAGGTGCTCACACGGTAGAGGGCGTGACGGAGTATGAGGTCTGGATGAAGCCCACCAAGTCCTATCCACAGGGCTTGGTGATGCGTGTGATCGGCGCACAGCAGCCGTTCCTCCTCCAACTGCCCGAAGAGTCGATTCCCGGCCCAATCCCTTATAAGGACATCGAAGGAAACCCCCTCTTCCCGTTCGCTCACGCACAATATGAGCATATGGGAGGCCGTTTGTGGGGCCGTTCCGCCATCTCGCCCCTGATTCAGAAGCAGGACCAGCTCAATCAGCTCGATTCTCTGATTCAGCTCTGTATTCAGCGTATGGCGAACCCAGTTTGGGTCCTCCCCGAGGGTGCTGGCATTGACCAGTTCACCGGAGAGCCCGGACTGCAGATCAAATGGAACCCCCTCGCTGCAGGCGGCAATGGAAAGCCTGAGCGTCTGGCTGGAGTTCCTGTCGATCAGTCCCTGATGGCCCTCCGTGAGCAGATCATCAAGGACATTGAAGAGCTTTCTGGTGCATTTGACATCATTAAGGGTCAAAAGCCCACTGGCGTCGAAGCCTTCTCAGCCCTCCAGCTCCTTGTCGAGCGCTCACAGTCTCGTTTCACGTCAGCTTTCCAGTCCAGAGGCGAGATGTATCGCCGCTGGTTTGGTCTAGCCATCGAACTTGAACGTCAGTTTGGTCCGCAGCAGCGCACTTGGGCTGTAATCGGCCCGAACAAGGGCTATACGTTCCAGCATTTCGAGAATGCACAGCTCCAGGCGCAGATGACGTTCCTGATCGAGGACGGAACGAACATGCCCAAGACCGCTTTGGGCAAACGAGCCGCGATCGAACAGGCGCAGAAGCTCGGATTGATCAATCCGATGGATCCCGACCAGAAATACGCCCTACTTTCCAACTTTGGGCTGTCTGATCTGGTCCCCTCGCTCAATATCCACGTCCAAGCCGCTCTCCAGATTCAAGATGAGTTCGAGCGGTGGATGACGCAGCCCCAAGGCCCGCCCCCTCTCGTAATCAAGCCTTGGTTTGACCTGCAAATCCACCTTTCCGAGCGAATCAAGTGGCTGAACACCGATAGGATGCGTGAAGCTATGGCTTCCCAGCCAATGATTGAGCAGATTGTCACGCAACACCTGCAGCAACTCCATATGATGCTGATGCCGCCCCCGATGCCAGTCCCTCCGGGGCATGGCGGATCTCCTGGTGGTCAGGCAATGGCAAACTCGAACCAAAACTCGGGAGCCCCCGCTGGACTCCCACAGGGTAACGCCCAAATGGGACCAAACGTAGGCCCTGCTTAAGATTCCACCCATTTCGGGTGGATAGTAAGCCAGACACGGAAGTCTGGCACATCCATCGCGGCACCTGACCGCGTAACAAGGGTAGATAATGTCAGAAATCGTGAACGGCACACCGGATACGGGCACGCCGAGCCCGACACCATCGGCACCCGCTTCGCCTGTAGCGACACCACAGGCAGCTCCGCAAGCGGCAGCGATACCAGCCGCACCCGCAGCGCAGCCAGCGACACCGGCTGCCCCCGAAGTTGAGCCAACCTGGCTTCGTGGTCGTTTGAACGAGGTCCGTCAGTCGGCAATCCGTCAGGCAAACGAACAGTTTGCTCAGCGGGAAGCCCAACTGCGAGCCGAAGCCGAACGCTACCGTCAGCAGCTCTTCTCAGTCGTGGGTGCAACACCTCAGAACAACGATCCTGAGGCAGATGCAATCAAATCCCAGTTTTTCAAGATCTTCCCTGAGGCAAAGGAACTCCTCGAAAATGCGAAGGACATTCTGGCGCTGCGGGAGAACGCGGGAAATTGGGAAACGCAGAATGAGCACTACTGGCAGAGCTACGGACGTCAGACAGTAGACCGCCTGTTCTCGAAGGCAAGCGAAGCTATCGGAGCCCCGCTTACCGACGATGCAAAGCGGTTCCTGCATTCCTCATTCGTGGGATACGTTCAGAGTTCTCCGGAAACTCAGGCGCGTTACGCCTCTGACCCAACGATCGTTGACGACTATCTGAGAATGTTCTCGTCCAGCGTTATCGACCCCTCTCGGCGTCAGGCCGGGGCAGCAGTGGTAAGCAGGGCACCGCAGGGACTCCCACAGGATTCCCCGTCGGGCGCTCCGGTTATCCCGGGTGCTCCTAAGCCAAAGGACCTCGACGAGCGGGCCGCTCTAGGCTGGGCTCAACTCCAAGCTGGCCGTGGCGGGCATATTTAAGCTCCGTCGTTAAGCGGCCTTTTTAGAAGGACTGGTCAATTATGGCTGGTGCAGACAAACAGTCCCTCGACGCCATCTTCAAAGAAGTTTTTGAGGAAGGCGTTGCCGAGGGCGTGAACAACAAGAACCCGCTGCGGGACCTGATCAAGACCGAGAAGGTGCCGTTCAAGGGTCGTGAGATTGTGCGTGCAGCGCACACCTCGCGTAACGTCTCGCCGATGTTCGTCGGTGAGGACTCGGCATTTGCGGATGCCGGGACCCAGGGATACTCGCGGATGTTCGTGGATCAGCGAAAGCTGATGTCACGACTTCGGATGACCTGGGAAGTGATGCAGGACTCGACCTCCAGCGAGGGCGCGTTCATTTCGGCTCGTAAGTCGGAGATGCAGTATCTGATCGACGACATGGCCCGCCGTGATGAATACGCACTGAACTCGGATGGTCGTGGCGTCCTGGCGCTAGTCGATGGCGACCCGGGAACGGGCACCACGTTGACGCTCGATGCCCCGGGTGGTATCACCAACGACAACTTCGGAAACCGGTTCGTCTCTACGGGGATGTTCCTTGCGGCTGTGAACCCGAACACGGGCTCACTCCGCGCCGGTATCTCGAAGGTGACAGCGGTAGCCAACGCGGGAACGACCGTTACCGTGAGCTCGGCTATCAACTCGGCGTGGGCTGACAACGACTACATCGTTCAGGCTGCCAACTCCAGCGTCACTGACGTGCTCGACACTTCGTATGAGCACGCTTGGTGGGGCGTGATGGCTCTGGTAGATGACGGGACCTATCGTGCGTCCTACTTCGGTCTGGACCGCACGACGACTCCCGCCTACAGCTCCTATGTGACTGCGTCGACTGGCGCGATTTCGACCGACCTGATTCAGCGCGTGTCGGATATCGTCGACCAGAAGTTGAATGGCAAGATCTCGATGATTCTTGCGCATCACAGCACCCGTCGGCTGGTCATCCAGCTCACGGACTTCGACCGTCGTTACACGGCAGCCAACCTGCTCCGTCCGGAGCCGGGAACGGTTGCGTTCAAGCAGGGCGACATCCCGTTCGGTGAAGTCCCTGTTCGTGCGCTCCGTGACTTCCCGCTCGATGTGATGATGTTCCTTGACCTCCAGAACATGGGCTTCAAGGAATACGTCAGCGAGCCGGGTAAGTGGGTTGACGAGGATGGCTCGATCCTGCGTATCGTTGGCACCGGAACGGCTGCCAAGGACGCGTGGGAGGCTTGGTATCGTATGCGTAAGCAGTATTTTGTGGAATATCCCGCATACTGCGCACGCCTCGACGGTATCACGGGTCAGTCGCTCGTCGTGCAGCGTGCGGCTGGTAGCTAATAGCTACTGGTTGCTAATCGTGGTCTGGGTGGGGATGTCTTCCCCACCCTCTCCATGTGAGTCCGTCCGCTTGAGAGTTGGCAATTCCGCTGGCTCAATAAAGATGGAAGGTCTTGGAGGATACAATGCGTTACGTTACTCTCGTCAATCGAACAAGCAAGATTCTTACAGGCACTTGGGACGGAAAGACCCACAATATCCATCCCGGCAAGAACAGTTTTCCTGAGTTCATGGCCCAGAAGTTCAAGGACCAGAACCCCATCATGGGATCTCAGGATCCATACAGCATGGAGCTGCAGTATCTCGTCGGTATTGAGGAAGAGGGCGATCCAACGTCGCCAGTCGAACAGTCAGACAAGATCGAGCTGCTCGACCGCTCCCGACTTCGCAACGCAGTTCCCGTTGTTGTCATCCAAGGCGAGGGCCTCTATAACCGCAACCGAGATGGTGGTGGTGCCCCCTCTATTGACAGCAAAACCGGCTTCAACCGTGATTAAGTATGAAGCTGCCTAACTACATCGTCGACGCGAACCCGTTCAAGCTCGCAGGGCCTCCAGACTACTGGCTGCAGGCTCTCTGGGACTTCGATCAGTCCTTGGTGGTGATGCCCTCGAAGATGGGCTTCTACTACCGCATTGGTCAGCGCCGTCCTCCCAGCCACACACTCAAGATGGTTGAGGAGATGCGGAAAGAAGATGCTGATGCCATCATGATGGCTAAGCACAGGTTGGTCCCCGTGACCACTCTGCTGTCCACTGCAAACTGGTCGCAGTTCCCAATGCACATGGAGATGCTCCGCCAACGGGCCCCATGGCGCATGGGAGGCGCAGATGAAGTCAACCGTCGCCTCGAACAGCAGGAGAGGGAAGACGAAATAGCCAAGCAGGCTAGGATCGATCAGAACCTGACCGACACCGCCAAAGACGCTTGGGGTCTCTACCTGAAGAAGATCGGCGTTCGCTCTCACATGTATATCCCTAAAACTGGTAAGGCTGCTGAGCCGAACAAGTTCAAGATCAAGGAAGACAAGGCTCCCGGCGTCCAAGTCGGTAGCATCTTTCTTCCCTAAGCTGGGCAATCCACGCTGCCTTAGTGCGTGGCGGTGATCCGGGCCACTGTTAGTTGTCCGGACGCAGGCCTGCGCGTAGCGGGTGAGATTAAAACCAATGGCTCTTTCAACTGAAGCTGCCGGACACGTTCGCCAAAAGGCATACAATGCCGTCTATGGAACGGGCACTGGCACTAGCACGGACTCGGTTTCGCCCTACCACTTCTATGCCATCAAGGCGTTCTTCCTGCACATGGCAGCGAACAAGGGCAACCCGGATCTGCAGTTCGTTCCCTACTCGGCAGAGCAGGCGACCACGGCGGGCAGCGGTGCATCCCTTGTGGGTAGCGCTTGCACCCTCTACGTGTGGTTTGCCAAGGCTCGTCGGACCTCCGGTACTACGGCTGCTTACGAGTCGCTGTGGGACGGAACGGCGGGTGGTGGCGACTCAGATGTGACAGGTGACGTTGTTGCGACCCAGCTCATTAATGCGACTGGCCAGCAGTTCCTTCTTGTCCATCCGAACGGCTTCCCGCTTGTGAACGACCTCTCTGTTGCCTCCTTCACGACTATTGGTGGCACGACCGAATCCTCGGCTGCGAACAGCACCGACGGCTTCGTTATCGTTGGCTAATAGCCTCCCCTGACTAGAAGGGTTACTTTTCTGGAGTGGAATGATCGCAGGTGTCTAGTCCGCCTGCTGATTACACACTCTGGAGTTTCCAATGATTAGAAGCAATCCTCCGATTTCAGTTACCGCCTCTAC